GGGTACGGGGTCGGAAACCCGCGGGAAAGTGTTAGCGGACAGTTCACCAGCTTAGTGAACTGGGGTGAACAGGTGAACCCCCCGTATTCATTAGGTGAACAGGACATTCCATCATGACTGTAATCAGCAAAACGGAGTTTGCGGCACGGCGTGGCTGGGCTAAATCGTATGTTTCCAAGTTGGCCAATCAGGATCGATTGGTGCTGACTGAGGATGGCAAGGTGGAGCTGGAAGCCACCGAAGCCCTGCTGGCCGAGTCTGCCGACCCAAGCAAAGCCGCTGTCGCCAACCGACACGAACGGCTTCGCCTTCAAAAGGAGGCTGAAATCGCCGTCGAAGAACCTGCGGTGCCGCAAGTCGGGCAGGCGGTGGACTTCCAAAAGTCTCGGGCTCTGCGCGAGCACTACCTGGCCCTGCAAGAGCAAGCCAACTTCCACAAACAGCAGGGCACCTTGGTCGAGCGTATCGCGGTGGAAACCGGCGCCTTCAACGCAGGCCGCCTGTTGCGGGATCAACTGCTGGGTATGCCCCCTCAACTGGCACCGGAACTTGCAGTCATGACCGACCCCTGGCAAATCGAAAAGCACCTGACGGCCGCTATCCGTCGCTCGCTTGAGGATGCAGAACGCTTGTCCTCGGCGGATCTTGAGCACGCCCTGACCACGAGTTAAACCTATGCCCACGGAAATCCCTGACGGTGCTGAGGTGTACCGGGAGGCGTATTTTCGTGGGCTGCATCCTGATCCAGATGTCTGGGTCGATGAGTGGGCTGACGAGTACATGCGTATCCCGCGTGACACCGGTGCCGCTGAGCCTGGCCAATACCGCACGTCTCGCACGCCATACGCCCGCGAGCCGATGCGCTGCCTGTCGCCAGCTCACCCCTGCAAACGCGTGATCACCATGGTCGCCTCGCAGTTGATGAAAACCCAGATCGCCTTGAACTGGATCGGCGGCCTCATACACATGGCGCCGTCGAACATCTTGACCTTGTTGCCGAGCCTCGGCCTGGCCAAGCGGGTGTCATCTCGGATCGGCAAAACCATTAAGGCGACCCCGGTGCTGCGTGAACGGGTGGCGTCTAGCCGTTCACGAGACTCACGTAACACCATGGACACCAAGGAGTTCGAGGGTGGTTCGCTGTACGTCACCACCGCCGGTTCTGCGGCCAACCTTTCGGAGCTGTCGGCACGCTATGTTTACGGCGATGAAATCGACCGCTGGGAAGTGGACATCGGTGAGGAGGGCGACCCCATCGAGCTGGCGGAAACCCGGGGCAGTACCTTCGGCCGTAACGCCAAGTTCTACTTCTCCAGTTCGCCGACGATCAAGGGCGCCTCGCGGATCTCCGACCTGTTCGAGGGCAGCGATCAGCGTTATTACTACGTGCCATGCCCGACCTGTGGGCACATGCAGACTTTGGAGTGGGAACGACTGCATTACTCGAAGGACTTCAGTGTTGTGCATTACCAGTGCGCCGGGCCCGAGTGCGACGTACTGATCGAGGAGTACCACAAGGGCGAAATGCTCGCCAAAGGTGAATGGCGTGCCCATGCCGAAGGCGATGGTGAGACAGTGGGCTTCCACCTCAACGCGTTGTATTCGCCGCTCGGCTGGATGGATTGGAAGTCGCTGGCCAAGCAATTCGAGAAGGCCAAGAAGGCCCAGCTCAAAGGTGATCTAGAACCGATGCAGGTGTTTTACAACACCCGTCTGGCAAAGGTCTGGGACAGCGCACAAGAGCAAACCAAAGCCGATGAGCTTAGAAAGCGGGCGCGATTGGAAGGCTTCACCCTCGGCTCACTGCCGGCGGCGGTGCTGATGATTACCGGCTCCGTCGACGTCCAGGCCAACCGCCTGGAATTCATGGCCATGGGCTGGGGCGTCGGCATGGAGCGCTGGGTCGTGGATTACCAGGTGGTCTCGGGTGATCCCGCAGACGAACGCACCTGGGCGGCCTTGGACGAATTGCTCAAGGCCAAATATCGCCATCCGTGCGGTGTCAGCCTTGGCATTCTCGCGGTGGCCGTCGACTCCGGCGGTCACCACACCGATGAGGTCTACCAGTTCTGCCGCGTACGCCGCTGGCGCAACGTGTTCGCCATCAAGGGGGCGAGCAAGCCCGGCAAGCCGGTGATTGCTCAACGCCCGTCGATGGTCGACGTGACCTGGAAAGGTCAGACCGAACGCAACGGCGCCGAGCTGTGGTTCGTCGGTACCGACACGGCCAAGGACTGGATCTACAACCGCTACCCGTTCGAATCTGGCCCGGGTGCGCTGCACTTTGCCAATGACCTGCCGGACGATTTCTTCGACCAGTGCGTCGCGGAGCGCAAGGTTGCGCGCTATATACGCGGACACAAGCGCATTGAGTGGGTCAAGGGTAAGGCTGAGCGTAACGAAGCACTCGACTTGATGGTGTATTGCCTGGCCATGGCGCATTACCTGGGCCTCAACCGTTACAAGGAACACGACTGGGAGCGCGTGCGTCAGTCCCTGGCGCAGTCTGGTCTGTTCGACGACGCATTGGGCATCAAGCCTGTTCAAGGCGAACGTGTCACCGGACCAGCAACACCGGTTGCTGCACCGCAATCGGCTCCACAACCTACTGCTCCGATCGTGCCATTGCGATCGGCAGTACCGCCACCTCAACGCCGCAGCTCCACCAGCGGTTATCTGAAGAGACGTTGATATGTCCTTTACCCAGAAGCACCTCGACGCGGTTGAGGCGGCTATCGCACGTGGTGAAAAAGTCGTGCGCTACACCGACCGTACCGTGGAATACCGCACCATCGACGAACTGCTCAAGGCGCGCGATCAGATCCGCACTTCGCTGGTCAACTCAGCTGGGCCGCGCTCGCGGGTGGTTCGGTTGACCCACGGAGGCAAAGGACTCTAATGGCCCGCCACTATCCGACGCTGACCCGTAACGGATTCGTGTTGCCGTCGAACATCAAGGCCAGTTACGAAGGCGCCGGAGAGGGCCGTCGATCCACTGGCTGGGATGCTCCCGACAACGGGGTCAACAGCATCAACACTCCGGCACTGCGTAATCTGCGTTCGCGCTCCCGGGCAGCGGTTCGCAACGACCCGTATGCCTTCAACGTGATCGACAAACGCGTCAGTAATTTGATCGGTACCGGCATCACGCCGAGGCCGAAAACCGACGACGAAGCACTGCGCAAGCTGCTGCAGGAACTCTGGGAAGACTGGGTCGATGAGTCGGACGCCGATGAGCGTACCGACTTCTATGGTCAGCAAGCGCTGGCGGCTCGCACGGTCGAAACCTCGGGTGAGTGTTTCATCCGGTTGCGGCCGCGGGGCCTGGACGAAGGTCTCGCGGTACCGTTACAGCTGCAGATACTGGCACCGGAGTTCGTGCCGCACGACAAATTTGAAACCACCAAAACCGGCAACATCATCCGCGCCGGTATTGAGTTCACGCCGGGTGGCAAGCGGGTGGCGTACTGGATGTACCTGTCGCATCCGCGCGATGCCTCGTCGCTGAACGCCGGTTACAACCAGTTGGTGCGCGTGCCGGCCGATCAGGTGCTGCATATCTTCGAGCCGGTCGAGCCTGGCCAGCTGCGCGGCGTGCCGCGATTATCGCCAGTGCTGAAGCGTCTGCGCAGTCTCGACAATTACGACGACGCGGTGTTGTTTCGCCAAGAGGTGGCCAACCTGTTTGCCGGCTTCATCAGTCGACCGGCACCGGACTCTGGACCGCCGCCCCGAGACCCGGTCACCGGCCAGTTGCTCAGTCTGGATCGTGACGGCTTCACGCCTATGGTCGCGCTGGAGCCCGGCACCATGCAGGAGTTGGGACCGGGTGAAGAAGTCGAATTCTCCAAGCCGCCGGATGCGGGCAACAACTATCCAGACTTCATGCGGCAGCAGCTGATGGCTGCGGCGGCGGGGACGGGGACGCCTTACGAGATCCTCACCGGCGACATGCGCGAGGTCAACGACCGGGCGTTGCGCGTAGTGCTCAACGAGTTTCGGCGCCGGCTGGAACAACTGCAGTTCGGTGTCTACGTGCATCAACTTTGCCGCCCGGTGCGGGCGGCCTGGATGGACATGGCGGTGTTGTCGGGTGTCCTGGTGCTGAAGGATTACGCACAGCATCGACGTGAATACCTGCGCACTCGTTGGGTGCCGCAAGGTTGGGCCTACATCCAGCCTGTGCAGGACGTACAGGCACGGCGGATGGAAGTGCAAGCGGGCTTTGCCTCGCGTAGCGAGATGGTCCTGCGCACCGGCTACGACGCCGAAACGGTCGACGCGGAAAACGCCGCCGATCTGGCCCGGGCCACGCGTCTGGGCCTCAACTACAACACCCTTGACGCCGTCGAGCCCATCGACGACAAGGAGCAACCATGAGCAAAAAAGCGCGACCGCGCATTTACAACCGCGCCGGCAAACAAGTGCAGGTGCAGAACAAAACCTGGTACGCCGTGCAAGCCAATGGTGAAGCCGCCGAACGAGTGATCGAAGTCTTCGTCTACGGTGAGATCGGCGCCTGGGGCATTACTGCCAATCAGTTCGTGCAGGACCTGCGTGCCATGGATGACGGTGTCTCACCCGTGATCGCCGCCTTCAACAGCATCGGCGGCGACCTGTTTGACGGGTTGGCCATGCACAACGCGCTGTCGCGTTTGGGCGAGCGGTGTACCGGGCGCATTGATGCGCTGGCGGCCAGTGCCGCCAGCGTGGCGGTGTGCGGCGCACACAAGGTCGTCATCGCGGCCAACGCCATGTTAATGATCCACAACCCCTGGACTTACGCGGCCGGGGATGCCGAAGACTTCCGCAAGGTCGCGGACGTTCTGGATCAGACGATGGAAGCGATCATCGCGGCCTACAAGGCGAAGGCGCCGGACATCGATGAGGTCGAGTTACGGCGGTTGGTTGCCGCTGAAACCTGGCTCACCGCCAATGAAGCGGTGGCTCTTGGTTTGGCCGATGAAGTCGGTGAGGGACTCAAGGTCAAAGCCTGCCTCGGTCAGGGTGGCGTGCTGCAGCGTTTCCAGCACGCACCGGCCGAACTGCTGGCCCAGCTTGATGAACCGCCAGAGTTGGACCCGGAGCTAGAGCCCACTGAGGCGCCGGTGGTCGACTCGACCAAGCTGGCTCTGCTGATTACTCAGCGTTGCACCGAGGCGGGGATCAGTAACCTGGTCGCGCCGCTGCTCAGTTCGACCCAGCTCGAAAGCGAAGAGATCGTCCTGGCTGGCCTGGCCCGTGCCAAGGCGGTGAACGATCTTTGCGTGGCGGCCCGTTTGCCGGAGTTCAGTGCCGAGTACGTCGCGGCTGGATTGGACGCAGCGGCAGTGCGGGCGCGCCTGTTCGACAAGATTGTCAGCAGCGGCAAAGGCTTCGAAATCGACAACAGCCTGCCGCTGGACAACGACCCGGCGCCGAAGGTGCTGGCCAAACAAACTGATCCCACCTCGATCTGGGCCGCTCGACAAGCTGCTCACTCTGGCACTGCGCACGGCGCGAAAGGAGCAAGACCATGACCATCAAAAAAGAACCGATCCACGCCGGTGAGTTTCTGCTGTCTGAAGGGGCGGGTAACATTTCGCGAGAAGCCATCAATGTCACTGCTGGCCCGGCGCTGTACCCCGGACAGATCCTCGGCCTGGTGACGGCCACCAGCGAATTCGCGTCGTACGCTCCGGCTGCCGAAGATGGCAGCGAGAAGGCAGTGGCGATTCTCTTCGGTCCGCTGGGAGAGTCGGATGTGGTGCGCCGTGGTCGCGCCGTTGTGCGGCTGGCCGAAGTCAGCGAAGCGCACCTGACTGGACTCGACGCTGACGCCGAAAAAGACTTGGCCGCCCATTTCTTGATCGTTCGATAAGCCGATCAGCCAAATTTATGCACCCCGCCTTGAGCGGGGTTTTTCATTTCTGGAGAGTACCCATGGCCGATATTGCCATTTTTGACGACGAAGCGTTCACCGTTACCGCGCTCACCGCTGCACTCAATGAACAACCGTACCTGCCGGGCCGCATCAGCGCGCTGGGCCTATTCCGCGAGGAAGGGGTCACCACCCTGACCGTGCAGATTGAAAAGGACGGCGACACCCTTGCGCTGGTGCCTGCTGGTGAGCGGGGTAGTTCTGGCCTGGTGGTAGGGGCTAGCAAGCGCAGCTTGATTCCTTTCAACACCGTCCACCTGCCAGAGCGTTTCACCATCAAGGCCGACGAGATCCAAGGCATCCGCGCCTTCGGTACCCGCACCGAATTGCAGGCGGTGCAGGACGTGGTCAACACCCGGCTGGCGAAAGCGCGTCGGCAGCTGGACGCGACCCATGAGTTCCAGCGCATGGGTGCACTCAACGGCCTGATCCTTGATGCCGATGGGCGGACACCGCTGTTGGATATCTATGCGGCATTCGGCGTACAGCGTCAGAAGCTACCGATGGGCTTGGCCGATCAGAGCACTGAACTGCGGGTGAAGTGTCTTGAAGCATTGGATATGCAAGAGGATGCCCTGGGCAGCGTAACCAGTACCAGCTCCCGCGCCTTTTGCGGCAAGACCTTTTGGAGCAAGTTGGTCGTCCACGAGTCCATCAAGGAAACGTACATCAACAGCCAACAAGCGGCAGCTCTGCGCGGTGATGCCCGGGAAAGCTTCGAGTTCGGCGGCATTATCTGGGAGCGCTACCGTGGCAAAGTTGCTGGGGTGTCTTTCGTCCACGACGATCAAGCGTTGCTGGTCCCTGAAGGTGTTCCCGATTTGTATATCTCGGCCTTCGCACCAGCCGACTACATGGAGACGGTCAACACTCAGGGCATTCCGTACTACAGCAAAATCGAACCACTGCCATTCAACAAAGGCATGGCCGGTGAAGCCCAGTCCAACCCGTTGCACCTGTGCACTCGTCCTCGAGCACAGATCCTGCTGGAGCTCTAACCATGGGCTTTCGCGATCTGATCGCCGAGGTCGACGCGGTGGTGTTCGAAACGCTGGGCGACTCCGCTCGGATCGAGGGTCGCAACGAGCCGGTTCTCGGCATGTTCGCTGCACCCTGGCTCCAACCCAAGATTGGCAAACTCAACACGGGGCTGCGTGAGCCCCGGTTTGAAATTCGTGTCAGCGACTCGCACGGTCTGGAGCAGGGAATGTTGGTCACCGTCGAACTGCCGGAGCTGGACGGCGGCGGCGACTACGATCTGCTGCAACTGGAACCCAGCGGTGACGGATTGGTCGCCCTTATCTTGAGGATGCGCGCATGAGCGTCGGTAGCTACTTCAAGCCGTCAGCCGGCGGTGGGATGCTCTCCATTCAATCCTCGGCTGCGGATCTAAAAGCCTTCGAGGAATTCGCCAAGGTGGTGCCCAAAGCAGCCGCCGCGGCTCAACGTCGAGCGATCAATAAAACGTTGGGTTGGCTGCGCACCCACATTGCGCGGGCCGTCAGCCGGCAAGAACGCATTGCCGTTGCGGCGGTTC